GGCGGGCCAACGGTGGTGCACATTTCACGCCCTCTCAATCGAACTGGGGCATGATTGGTTGAACGAACCTCGGTGGCAGTAGACGCAACCATGGTTCTTTTGGTTTGTCGGCCACCAGCCGTGGTAGTACTACGTTTCTGTTTAGGTTGCTTGCGTACACGCAGACGCTTGGGCACCTTTGGTTGTTTTCTTCTACGCGAAGGGTTACCATTATAAGAATGGGCCAACTTGTTCCTCTTCTTGCCCGAAAGAGGGATGGGATGATTATTAATTGTAAGAGCCTTAGGTCTGACTCCCCCATTCTTTAATATTTTGCTTGCCTCTATACGCGCTTGGTTATATGCTGCCATACGATCAGCGTAGAATTTTCTGTCCTCGGGCGACAATTGCATTTCTTGATCCTCATGCTCAAAATCCTCAAATATTTGTTCCTGGTCATTAGTCAACCGGTCAACAGCCTGCTTGCCGGTGAGTTCTCCATCGGCTAAGCCTCGGAGCACCTCAACTATTGATTGTGCATCAAATTCTGCTCCGGGTCTAAAAATAGACAGGTCAGGGGTTGTGTTACCATTATAGGAATGAGCGTTCTTATTCCTCACTTTGGATGAGAGACTCCAATTCACAACAACTGTAGAAATTGAATTGAGAGTGAATGCATCAGTGCCCCAATTGCTGAAATTGCGATCAAGCGTATAATCATCTTGATTAGCTGACAGGGCTTGGGCCAACAATTCATTGCACAAATGGTCAACAGTGTTCTGATCGATAAGTTGACCTGTCTGTGTGTCGATGATTGTTGGCACGCCAAAGGCTCGGACAGTGGCAAATCTATCACGCGCATATTGTGTGATGACCTCCACGGGATTAGGTTCGTAATTGCTGATTACAGCTTGAAAGGTACCAGTTTGCGAAGATGGTGCTTCTGGGTTATTCTGTTTACACATGGGTAATCGGTGCTAAGTGGACAATTATGACTTCGATGCGGGTGATGTACCGCCGTTCCAAACCAACATTAGTGGTTTGTATTCTGAGCGCTACGACACTTACAGGATGGTGTTTCCTTTCATGTTCTCATACTACAACACACGTCCTGGTGGGGGACACGCACGGGGCCGCACTCAACATGCGCACGAATAGCACACCAACTTGGTTGGCGGTGTTTGGCCTAGTTTAACGTCATTGCGGACTTTAAGACAGGGCATACTTAATAATGACTATGTATGGATACTTCCCTGTCTATTAACACGCGATAAAGTGAATCTGTTATATCAATTCCTAATTCACACGCGTTGATCATGTTCTTGAAGCTGCGCAACTCCCTGTTGGCAACACCGTATCTATCATAAACGGTGAACATGGTGAGGGGGGTGGTGGTACATTTTATGTATTGCAATTTCCACTCCTCCCCTGGGGCACGATAAGCCTGCACACCTTTTGTGAGCACTAATATACGGTCCAAATACTCACGCAAATATGGAATATGGTGGCAGGAGGACATCAGTCCGAGTGCTGTTCCTCGAACTAATGATGCTGACGACACGTTCTTGGGAGGGTTTACATAAAAAGCCAGTTTACCGAGGATTCTACCAATTTTAGGACCAAAAACCCAGCCTTCTTTCACCATATACAGCAAATTACTGCAAAATTCGCATTCGTGAAAGTGGTCTCTAAATATAGCGATAGCATCAAACCCGAAAAAATTCATGGATTCTTTCCAAGGTATAATTTGGTTTGTCCGTCGGTAAACTATTAAACTGTCGTCCCCTTGCAGAAGCATCCTTATGTCAAACGACGCTTCTTGTGGAGTTTTATTCTGGGCAATGCAATAAATGTGGAAATGTATGAGACCATTCCACATCGTATTATACAGGGACGTATAAGGGTCTCCTGATTTGCGCATACCCAACCTGGTGTATTTGTGGCCCTTTGATGTGTACCCAATAGTGTTCACATTTCCTCGCATCAGTTGTAATACAGCTCGTGGTGCTCCAAACCACTTTGACATTGCAACTTCAAATGAACACAATTCTTGGGCCACGGAAGCATCCCATGCACCGACGTCATCCTCCAAAATGGTCCAGGAGTCGTCATGGGTAATGTACTGTGCAGCTTCCAATGAAGATAAACCACTCGTGTAGCACATGCAAAAATCTTGAGACCAGGATTTCTTAAATTTCTTTTGCAAGGCCATTATCCATGGGCCAACGAGAACAATGAATTCGGGTTGGGCACCTTGTATTAGTCTAGGGGCTTTGTTTGTTACCATATCTGTATTTCGGTACATGTTATTCTCGACCTTAACAAAAGCTTTCCTAACGGTCCATTTCTTTATTTGCTGTGGTGTCAATTCAGTATTTTCATCAATACCAAGGTCATCCAACTCTTTCTTGGTTCTGATCAACTGACGTTTCACAGATCCGGAAGCATTGGAGAACTTTATATATGTTTGAAAAGACACACTTTTGACAAATTTAAATGGCACAAGGAAACGCCTATATTTGCGTATCCACGCGAAGAAAGCATTACACACAACAGTGTCCAACTTAATGTGGGCAGCGGTGTCCTTCATGACACGGTGTTCTATAGCAATTCGTTCGTTGTTGGAATTTGGTGAATACGCCACAGGCCGATACTGCAATGACCCCAACCCAAAAAACCACTGAGCTGGTCTAGTTTTATATGGGTCCTCATGTTGATTATTATACTTGGCCTTAGACCCCAATCTTAATCTCAACGGGGCTGCAAGGCTGCAATTACTCAAATGGAACACCAAACTAAAAGGATTGGTTAAATACGCATTAGCTAGCAAATGTATCAACACTGCTACTATTGGACTGGCATAGGATGTGGTGGCTAAAATCATGTGGCCTAAGAGGGCTTGAGGTTTTCTGGATAACACCATTTCAGCAACACCCATAAATATAGCTATAAAACAGTGCACTAGAACTATATGATTTGGATTGGGTGAATACCACTGCACAATAGAAACCAGTGAATAACGTAGGCATTCTTCAAACACTCCATGAAGACATCTCATATGGTTGTGTTTGATTATGAATAGCGCCAACAACACCGTCATGACAAAGGTGTATATCATGGTGAATGTCACGGTCACAAAATCTGTGCAGGCATAAATGCCAAATGGTATGTACGTAAACCAGGATGATAAATAACCGGTAAATCCCCGGCAATCTAAGTAAACCCAAGCCATAGTGTCGTGAAGGGTTGCAACCTGCACTGACCACTCCTCTAGACATGCGGTGGGGTAACGGAAGGATGTGATAGTATCAACCATGTGAGCAAGATGGTCGGATACAGAATCACATTCTACGAGGTAATTTGGAGCCGTGAACCATATGAGGGCACTTCCGAGGACGATACACAAAAATATCATGAAATCGGAAGCCACAGTACGTAAAGATCTACGCCTGATGGATTCTTCAACGCTATCGTTCACTTGGTCACGCTCTTTGTAGTCATGAAACACTATCAAGGGCACATAAGTCACATACTGCAATTTCAGACTCTCAGGAATGCTCAGTCTACTAACCATTAACTTGGTTTTATTTCGCAGTAGTGCAAAATCCTCCTTTGTTTGTTCAAGGGTGGAAAAATAGATTTTCAACTCATCTATCATTCCTTTTGGCACTGTTATGTCCATGACCACATCTCCTGTTCGAGACAAAATAGGATATCTGGCCGTTTGCTCAACTGATGGGGCGAGTGGGTTGTCAGGAGCTGGGGCCAAGCCGTGTGGGGCTGCAACAACGGCTTGATAAGCCGGTGCAGACCGCTCAGGTAAAGGTGGATCATAAAACACCGGACCACCTTGAGCACACACAGGGCAATTGGGATGTGCAGCCAACCGAATGCATGTCGCACAAAACCCATAAACACAGGTACGACAATTATGCATTGCTAAGCGCTCTTTACAAATTGGGCACTCAGCTAATTCAGGTTTGCTCTTCGCGAACATATTGATCACAAATTCACGGAACTTCGCCACTAATTCGTTCTTCGTGGCGGCAATAATTGGCGACAACAATAAAGACAATTTTACTATCGCCACAGGCACTATTAGCACTAAAATTAGCACTAAAACTAGGATGAAATGCATGGACCAACTTATGGTTTGCGGGCTCATCGTACCCTGGTCAATTATTGGGATAAAACTAAGGTTGTACATGTTCTCCATAGTCTCTCTCTCTCCCTCAGGGAATGGACATTTTAAGCGATTCGCACCTATACCTACAAATGGGATCAGTTCAAGCCGGGTCTCAACCGGGGACTGGGGATGCGCAAGCAAAGGGTTTTACCAAGGGTGTATCTCTAAAGCACATTGCACATGAGACACTTCCCCCACCTTAAATGTTACTGTGATTTATAACATTCATCGGACCTTCGAATCGATCACAAGCGACTGCAAACGCAGAATAGCTGTGACGGGGAACCACCCTACTCGGTGTTCCTAAAACCCTCTTTCGAGTCAAAACCACC